AATACGGTAGTGTAGAAAAAAACGAAGCTGGTGATGCTACATTGCCTCATAATGAATTAACAAGATGGCGCACTAGAACCGGTCATCAAATTCTTATGCATAATACAGAAGATTTAATTTATATAGGTAATGCTAAAGGATCAACTTGGATTGAAATGACCTCAGCAGGAAAAATAGATATTTTTGCAAACGATAGTGTTAGCGTACATACAAAAAATGATTTAAACATTACTGCTGATAGAGACATTATAATGACTGCTGGAAGAAACATAAGTTTGAAAGCAGGAAAAGACGGGTTAATTACTGCCGGCGAAGGCACCCATATTTCTGCAAAAACTCATACAGAAACTGCCCCAGATGGGATTCATATGAACGGACCTGCAGCAACACCTGCTTATACTCCTATGCGAACTCCGCAACATGAGCCTTGGATGGGACACGAAAATTTAAGTCCTGGAGATTTTACTTCAGCAAAAACAGCAGCTGATCCTACTTCGGGTAACACTGCTGATGCTACAGGCAATAATTTCACTGCTGCATACACTCCGGTTGCAGATACTTTTAGAAAAGGACAATAACAATGAATTACCTAGCAAAAATGTACAGCCGCAACAAGCCGGCAGTAGAGAGCTCATCTAAGGATAAGAATCCTAATCGTGTTAGTGGAGGCTTAAAGGCACAAGGCGGCGATCACTTTACTATGATTGCTGAGAATGGCTTAGAGCAGCAGATACCTACACAACGCTATGTACAGAGTTTAGAAGAGCAGTCGAGAAAACAGCGAACATCTATTACTGTATTAGAGCGTAAGATAACTCGCTGCGAAACAGCAATTGAACAGTTGAAGTCTGTAGTTAGAAACGGAGAGTAAGGTAAATATAGTATGAGCAATTTAGAAAAACAACTTTACAAACAAATTAGGGTTCCTAGTAAAAAAACTACGAGCCAAGCTATTCCGGGGTCTCGTACATATAGAGGAATTAGCACAGTTAACGAAGGCAATTCTTCTAAAGTTTTATATGACCTTGCTCTAATAAAACAAGATATTTTAAATCACTTTCATATAAGACAGGGTGAAAAATTAAGCGATCCGGAATTTGGAACTATTATTTGGGACGCACTTTTTGAACCGTTTACTGGCGATATGAAAAACGCAATAATTGAGAATGTTTCAACTATTATAAATTATGATCCAAGAATAAAAGTTAATAACGTTGTAGTTGATCAGTACGAGAGTGGCCTGCAGATAGAAGTAAATCTTACCTATCTTCCTTATAATATTTCAGAAAATATGAAATTAACATTCGATCAAAACAACGGATTTTTAAACACATAATAATATACGTACTTATCTCATTCAGCTAAATATAGTATAGAAGGAAGAGCCATGTCATCCACAGATAGACAAAACAGATTATTAGTAGCAGAGGATTGGAAACGTATATATCAGACGTATAACAACGCTGATTTTAAATCATACGACTTTGATAATCTCCGCAGAACTATGATCTCGTATTTGAGAGAGAATTATCCAGAGGACTTTAATGATTACATTGAAAGTTCAGAATACCTTGCAATAATTGATCTTATTGCATTTTTAGGACAAAACCTTGCATTTAGAATTGACTTAAATGCTAGAGAAAATTATTTAGAATTAGCTGAACGTAGAGAGTCGGTATTACGTCTTGCACGTTTGCTTTCATACAATCCTAAACGAAATATTGCTGCTAACGGTTTACTTAAAATTGAAAGCGTAAGAACTACTGAAACGCTTTTAGATAGCAATAACTTTAATTTAGAACAACAAACAATTTTGTGGAACGATCCGTCTAACCCAGACTGGAACGAGCAATTTACAAAAGTTTTAAACTCTGCATTACCAGTTAATGGAACTTTTGGCAGACCAGTCAAAAAAGAAGTTGTAAACGGAGTACCTACACAACAATACAGATTTAACAGTACAAATGCTGATGTTCCTGCATATAGCTTTTCAAAACCTGTAGACGGCTCAACAACAAGATTTGAAATTGTGTCAACAGATATTTCCGATGGTGCTATTTTAGAAGAATCGCCCTTTCCGGGAAACAACTTTGCATTTTTATATAGAGACGACGGACGTGGCCCAGCAAGTTCAAACTCGGGGTTCTTTTGTCACTTTAGACAAGGTACGTTAGATCAAGGAACATTTAACGTATCTAATCCTAGTAGTAATCAAACTGTAGCAGTTGATGCAACAAATGTAAACAACACAGATGTTTGGCTCTACAAATTAGACAGTTTTGGAAATGAAGTCGAACAGTGGACTAAAGTAGAAGCTGTTGAAGGCAACAATGTAATTTACAATAGTTTGTCAAAAAATATTAGAAATATTTTTAGTATATTAACTAGAATTGACGACAGAGTAAGTTTAATATTTTCCGATGGCGTGTTTGGCAATTTACCTCAAGGCAACTTTAGAGTTTACTATAGAACTAGTAAAAATCAAAGACTTGTTGTAGATCCTAAAGATATGCGTGGCATAAGCATAGATATACCGTATGCGTCAAGAACAGGAAAAATTGAAACTATATCAATAACCTATAGTTTACAAACTACAGTTGATAATGCAACAGTATCTGAAACTAATGCTAATATACGTCAACGTGCTCCAGCTACTTACTATACACAAAATAGATTAGTAACCGGCGAAGATTATCAAATTGGACCGTTGGGAGTAAGCCAAGAAATTATAAAAACTAAATCAGTTAATAGAACTGCAAGTGGCATTAGTAGATATTTTGATTTATTAGATGCTACTGGAAAATATAGCAAAACTAACCTGTTCGGTACAGATGGTGTGCTGTATAAAGAATTTACAACTAATAAAGAAAAATTTACATTTGTTACACAGACTGATGTTTCGGGAGTAATACTTAATAATATAACTCCGATATTATCAAGTAAGCAAATGAGAAATTATTACTTTGTAAAATTTCCAAAAACTGACACAAGTGATTTGAATATTACTTGGGTACAATCTTCTTCGGATACAAATTTAAGTACAGGCTATTTACAAAACGTAAACAGCATTAAACAGTTATTGGGAACATTTACAACTAGCATTTTAAAACTAATACGTCCCGGCACAAGTTTGAAATTTAATGCACCTGCAGGCAAACATTTTATGCCTGACGGTACTTTAATGGACGGCGAAGCAACTCATTTAAATTCAAGATCTTACAAATGGGTTAAAGTAATAAGTGTATCAGGAAACGGAACCGAAGTGAGTGCAACAGGAACAGGTCCTGTTACGTTTAATGATATTATTCCTAGCACTGCAAAACTAGTTGAAATTAAACCATTCTTAGCTAAAAATTTACAAACGGATGTGCAAGCACAACTTACTGATCAAATTTTTGCTTATAAGACATTTGGTTTAAGATTTGATATTAATTTAGGTCAATGGCGTATAATTACAGAAACTAATTTAAACGTTACTGGAGCATTTAATACAGGTAAAACTGGTGACAATACTAATCAACAATTAGATGCAAGTTGGTTGTTAAAGTTTACAAATGACGGCGAAACATATACTGTTGAATCAAAAGGCAGTAGATATGTGTTTGAAAGCGATCAAGAAATAAGATTCTATTTTGATAGTAGTGACAAAATATACAACAGCCTTACAGGAAAAATAGTTAAAGATAAAATTGGTGTATTAAACAATAATAATAAACCTGATAGTGTTAATAGTTTCACAGTTGACATGGATTGGGAAATTACAAAAGAATATCGAGACGTTGAAGGATATGTAAACAGTAAAAAAGTTGAAGTTACATTCTTTGATGAAGACGACGATGGAGTAGTTGACGATCCTGAAATTTTTGATGTTATTGTTGATGAAGATATTAACCCATTAACCAAATACGTGTTTCAGAAAAAACTTGTTACAACTGACGGTGTCGAAGATTATAATTATGTAGACAATGCAGTTGAAGGCATTCTTATAAAACTAAACGAAGATACAGTAGGTGCGCTAAGTGCTTATAATAATAATCAAATTTTTTACTTAACTAACACAGAAGTTTTTAAGAAATACGATTCGTCTTTGGGAACACTAACATTAATAACAGATTATAAAGCACATATAGGCAGAGATAAACTTAAATTTCAATATGTACATGCTGCTGACGATAACACTCGAATTGATCCTAGTTCAAGTAATATAATTGATACGTATTTGCTTACTAGAACATATGATACAAGTTATAGAAAATATCTAGACGGTACAACAATAACAAAACCGTTAACGCCGTCTAGTGATAGTTTATTCCAATCATATGGTGCTGAAATTAATAAAATAAAATCATTAAGTGACGAAGTTATATATCATCCTGTAAAATATAAAGTTTTATTTGGAGCCAATGCTACTTTAGATTTACAATCATCTTTTAAAATTGTAAAGAATCCAGAGTTAGTATTAAATGATAACGATATTAAATCAAGAGTAATTAGTGCAATCAATGAATTTTTTGCATTAGAAAATTGGGAGTTTGGCGATATCTTCTATTTCTCAGAACTTTCGACATATGTAATGAATCAATTATCACCTGACGTAGTAACATTCTTAATTGTTCCTGCGCAAGTATCACAATCTTTTGGTTCGTTATACGAAATTAAATCAGAATTAGATGAAATTTTTATAAGCGGAGCAACTGTTGATAATTTAGAAATAATAGATGCTATAACAGCAACTAAAATTAGTGCATCAGGAACTGTTGTAACAAGTTCTATAACAGCAAACACAGGCATTACAAGTTCAAGTAGTTCAAATACAGGGATTACAAGTTCAAGTAGTTCAAACAATAGCAGTAGCGGAGGTAGTAGTTACTAATGGCATACGACAAAGATCAAATGGAGCCAGCACTTCCAGGTGGCGATGATAGCATTAGAAGAAAAAGCGAAAATCACTTACCTAGATATTTCAGAACTTCACACAACTCTAAATTTTTATCTAGCACACTTGACCAGTTAATACAACCGGGAGTAGCAGAAAAGTTAAACGGCTATCTTGGACGTAAAGTTAGTAAAGCATTTAAGCCTACAGATAATTATATTGGAGCAGTTACTAGCAGTAGAGAACAATATCAACTTGAGCCTGCGGCAGTTATTAAAGATAACTTAGGTAATGTTACCTATTATAAAGACTATAATGATTATATAAACACTGTAAGTAATCTTGGCGGAAGTGTAACAGATCATAGTAGACTAAACACTCAAGAAACATATGCTTGGAACCCGCATATTGATTGGGACAAGTTTACAAATTATAGAGAATACTATTGGCTACCTAATGGCCCTGACCTAGTGACAGTTATAGGACAAACAAAAGATGTTATTAGTACATACACTGTTGCCTTAGGACAAAATGTTGATAATGTAACATATGTATTTTCACCCGACGGTCTAACAAATAATCCAACGTTGAAACTATATAGAGGCCAGACTTATAGATTTGAAATTGACACACCAAATCATCCTATGGCGTTTGCAACAAAGAAAAGTTTCACACCTGGCGAAGCAGTAGTTATTGAAACTACAGATGGTGTTCGTAGTTCAGGCGTATTTGATGTTGTCTTGTATGATCAAGACGGTACAGCATATGATGCTGGCGGGTTTATTATAGATCCTGTAACTCAAGCACAGGCAGTTGGAAGTGTAAGTTTTGGAGATGCAACTAATACTAGTTTAATATATGATACTGGTATTTCTAAGGTTGACGCTGACGGTAACGCACTTGCTACAGTCTATATTGAAAAAGGTATCATAGAATTTACAATACCGGATACTGCTCCAGATGCATTATATTACATTTCAAAAAATGATCCTAATGTAGCAGGATATATGCAGATCTTTGACATTGAAGATAATACTGCTATTAATGTCGAAGCAGACATTTTAGGTAAAAAAACTTATACTACTAGTAACGGGTTTGCCTTGTCAAATGGCATGAAAGTAGAGTTTGCTGGAGAAGTTACGCCTGTAAAATATGCCTCTAATGAATGGTATGTTGAAGGTGTTGGCGACAAAATAAAATTAGTGCGCCAATCAGATCTAACAGTTAGTGGATCATTTACTGACGATATTTCTGTACCCTTTGACGCCCAAGGATTTGACTTTTATCCATTTAGTGATGCAATAGGATATCCTACTAAAAAAGATTATATAGTTATTAACCGTGCAAGTTTAGATGGAAATCTATGGAGTAGATACAATAGATGGTTCCATAAATCTGTTGTCGAAACAAGTAATACGTTAAGCAATAATCCGTCAACAATACTAGAAGACTCTAGAGCAAAAAGACCAATTATTGAATTTAATCAGGGTTTAAAATTATTTAATTTTGGAACAAAGTCTAAAACAGATGTTGATTTAGTAGATACCTTTACAACAGATATATTTTCTACTATTGAAGGTAGTGCAGGATACAATGTTGACGGAGTGAATCTTACTAACGGAATGCGTGTATTATTCACAGCAGATACAGATGACTTAGTAAGTGGAAAGATTTACAAAGTAAGTTTTATTACTTTTAGGAACAACATCCAAATATCATTAGTTGAAGAAACAGACACTCCTCCAGTTACTAATGAAAACGTTTTTGTAAAATTTGGCACAGTTAATGGCGGAAAGTTTTTTAGTTATAACGGAACTACGTGGACAGTAAGTCAACAAAAAACTTCAATTAATCAACAACCGTTATTTGACATGTACGATGCTAAAGGAAATGCGTTTAGTAATACAACTAACTATAATTCAACAACGTTTGCTGGTAATAAGATATTTGCATATAAAGTTGGTACAGGAACTAATGATGCAGAATTAGGATTTCCGCTTTCGTATAGAAATATAACAAATACTGGTGATATAACATTTGACTTTGCATTAACTGGTAATACATTTACATACCAAGTTGGCACTGTACTTTATACATCTAAAACAGAAACAGGGTTCTTAAGAAAGTATTCTACAATTGATACTTTTGAATATACGAATGGATGGCTCAAAACAGCTAAACTAAGTAACCAGCCTGTAATCAGACAATACATATACGATAATACAACTGATAACTTCTATATAGACGTTTATAATAATGTTGATTACATTACTAACTTGTGGTTAACAGTTTACTTAAACAACAAACTGCAATTCAAAGATGTTGACTACACTGTTGCGCAAGACGTAAACGGAGTTTCATATATTACATTTGCAAATAGTCTTACTACAGATGATGTAATTGTTTTAAAAACAAAAAGTAAATATCCTAAGAACGATAATGGATATTATGAAATAGCTAAAAACTTAGAGCGCAATCCGCTTAACGATGATATTACGGAATTTACTCTAGGTGAAGTTAATGATCACGTATCTACAATAGTTGAAGAAATTAATAATTTTTCAGGAGTATTTCCTGGACCAAGTAACTTGCGTGATATAGGAAATTTATCAGCTAACGGCAAAAAGTTTTTAAAACATAGTGGTCCTATAAATTTAGCAATGTATCATTTAGTTGACCCTCAAGCAAACATTGTAAAATCAATGCGTTATGCTAGAAGAGAATACGGCAAGTTTAAAAGACAATTTTTAGAAACTGCAAACACCTTAGGCTTTGAAGGTCCAGTTAAAGAACACGTAGATAATATATTAAAAGAAATGAACAAAGATAAAACGTCTAGTATGCCGTTTTACTTTAGTGACATGATTCCACAAGGCGGTTCTGTAAAAACTACCCATGCTGTATTAGATTCAGATGAAAGATATTTTCCATTAAGTGCAACATTTTCAATGTCGGTGCTTAGTAGAAAAGCAGTACAGATATACTTAAATGGAACACAATTAACTCACGGTAAAGATTATACATTTAACTCAGAAGGATTTGCTGATGTAACTGCAACAAAGGCAGTCGGCGATGCAATTGATGTATACGAGTATGATAGTACTAATGCAAGTTTTGCTCCACCTACTCCTACAAAGCTAGGATTATATCCAGCATATCATCCTCAAATTTATACAGATAATACTCCGGTAGTTCCTGTAACAGTAATTGAAGGTCACGACGGTAGTAAATTTGTTGGGTATGACGACTTTAGAGACAATTTATTATTAGAATTAGAATTAAGAATTTATAATAATATTAAGATTTCTTATGATACTAATATTTTTGACATACATAATCTTTTACCAGGCAAAGATAGAGACACTGGATTTACACGACAAGAAATAAATTCTTCAATGACAGCTGATTTCTTACAATGGAATCAATTAGTTGACGGAGATTATGTTTCAAATTCTGGCTTTGATAGAAATAACGCATTTACGTTTAATTATTCTAGCACACGGTATAAAAATGGTACACAGAATTTACCAGGTCATTGGCGCCAGACTTATATGTATGCGTTTGATACTGATCGCCCACACACCCATCCTTGGGAAATGCTAGGCTTTACAATTAAACCAACTTGGTGGGAAACAACATACGGACCTGCGCCATACACCCGCAATAATAAAGTGTTGTGGCAAGATTTAGAGCAAGGCATAGTTAGAGAACCTAAAAAGTCAATTGTAGTGCGCTCTAAGTATATACGTCCTGGTTTACAAACTACTATTCCTACAGATGACGGCGGAAACCTTTTAAGTCCAAACGCATCGGGCATTTTAGATAATTTTAATTCTGAATATGTTACAGATAACTGGGTAGTCGGAGACGGTGGCCCAGTTGAGTCGGGTTGGAGACGTAGCAGCGAATATCCGTTTAGTTTAATAACAGCTTATATACAAAATCAACCAAATGCAATTTTTGCTGCAGGATTTGATAGGTCTAGACAAAAAAGAAACTTAGCAAATCAAATTGTGTACGGTGATTCAGGCGTTTCAATTAAACTTAGTAATATTGTATTTCCAAATACGATCGACGATACTTCACAGATTTTTACTAGTGGACTTATAAATTATATTTCAAATTATTTAAGTAGTAACACTGCTGCTTCGTATACAAAATATAAACAGAATTTGGTTGCAATTAAAAATCAAATAGGTAGTAAAATTGCAGGATACACTGATAAAGAAAAATTTAGATTAATACTTGACTCTCGCACACCTACTAATGAAGGCAATGTCTTTATACCCAAAGAAAATTACAATTTAATTCTAAACACTAGTAGCCCTATACAAACTGTTAGTTATAGTGGTGTAATGATCGAAAAACAAGCCGAAGGGTATGTTATAAGAGGTTATGATAACTTTGTACCTAATTTTAAATATTATAAAAGAATAGTACGAACAAATGATCCTATAATAAATGTTGGCGGCATATCAGAATCGTTTGTTAATTTTGATAGTGACAAAACATACTCTGTAGGACAAATAATAAAAACTGGCGAGTCGTTCCTGAGAGTAACAACAACTCATATTAGTAGTACAAATATAGATGCTAGTAAATTTGCAACTATTCCTGAACTTCCGTTAATTGGCGGAGCAGTTGCTTCAATGCCACGAGTGTTTGAAGATACATTAAGTACTTTAAATTATGGCGACAAATTATCTACGTTACAAGATGTTGTTGACTTTTTATACGGCTACGGAAAATATCTAACAGACCAAGGATTTGCTTTTGAAGAACGCATCGAAGGGTCAAACGAAGTAGCGAACTGGCCAACAAGTGCAAAACAGTTTATGTTCTGGACTACACAAAATTGGGCAGCAGGAACTTTAATAACTATATCTCCTGGTGCAAAAAAATTAAAACTACAGTCTAGTTATAGTGTTGTTGATAACATATATGATACTTTTTACGGATATAGTATTTTAAAAGGTGACGGGAAAAAATTAAACAGCGAGTATATACGTATTGCAAAAGGTGTAGAAAACGAATGTACTGTAACTGTTGTTAATTCAGCAGACGGCATTTTTGCTGCAAGATTTCCATTAGTTCAAAAAGAACATGTATTACTTTTAGATAATAAAACAGTGTTTAATGATGTAATTTATGATCCAGCTCCTGGTTATAGACAAGAACGAATTAAAGTATTAGGTTATCGTACTGATAACTGGAACGGCAGTTTAAATATTCCTGGCTTTATATATGATAATGCAAATGCTGTTGAGTGGGAAGCCTGGTCAGATTATACTATTGGCGATCTAGTTAAGTACAAAGAGTTTTATTATAGTGCAGATAAGAAAGTTACAGGCACGCAATTATTTAATGCAGATGATTGGAATAGATTAGATAAAAAGCCAGAAGCTGGCTTACTAACAAACTTTGATTACAAAATTAATCAGTTTGCAGACTTTTATGATTTAGATAGTGACAATTTTGATACAGAGCAACAACGATTAGCACAGCATTTAATTGGATATCAGAAACGAACTTACTTAGAAAATATTATTAATGACGATGTAAGTCAATATAAATTTTATCAAGGGTTTATTTTAGATAAAGGTTCTAAAAACTCTCTTACTAAATTATTTGATGCTCTTGCTAGTGCTGATCAAGAAAGTTTAGAATTCTTTGAAGAGTGGGCAATTAAAGACGGTCAGTATGGAGCAAGTGAAGGCTTTGAAGAAGTTGAATACTTGCTTGACGAAACGCAGTTTAGATTAGATCCACAACCAATTCTATTAACTGATACTGGCACTGGACAGGAAACTGATTTAGTTTATAGAATAAAAGACCACGAAACTTATTTAAAAAGCAATAACTACGATCATTCACCATTCCCTACAAAGTATATTCAAAAAGGATATACAAAGGACTCAGGATATGTAAATCCTAAAGATGTTGATCTAGTTGTTTCTACATATAATGACATTGCTAATAAAAACTTTGACGATATTAATAGTCAAGATTATGTATGGGTCGGCAATGTTAATCAATCATGGTCTGTTTATCAACATGTTATTACAGACTACATAATCGAAGCAGTAGAAACATCAGCAGGTGAATTTACAATTACTGTTAATGCAACTCCGCTAGATATAAGCACTGGTGATGTGTTAGGTTTATTTAATTTACTTATAAAAACATATGCACCGGGTCAGTTTGACAGCGCACTAGACTTAACACAAACAGTAAGTCCGATTAAAGGTTTTTACAAAGTTAAATCTGTAGCACTAAACAAAATTACATTTGAAACTACTGAAACTATTGTAGCAGTAGAGGAATGTGAAGGTAAATTAAGTAAATTTATTAGTGTTAGAGTTGGCAATTTATCCGAAGCTAATACACTAGCTGAACAAGAAATAGATGCAGAAGAAAAATTGTGGATAGACAATGCAGGAAATGACAAATGGTTAGTTTTACAAAATAAAAACAAGTTCAATGTCCAGCAAGAATTGTCAAATAGCGAAACAGGCACAGACCACAACTATGGAACATCGATTGCAGTTGATGACAGAAATGTTAGATTAGCTGTAGGTGCTCCTGACTTAGGTGACAATGGTAAAGTGTTTGTATACAATAGATCAAGCAATGCTTTAAATTATACATTGTCGCAAGTATTAGATCCAGAAGCAAACATTACTGCTACAGGTCAAAAATACGGGTATGATGTGTCAATGAGTGGCGATGGAGAATATATCATTGTTGGCGCCCCGTATGCATCTAATGTAAAAACAAACTTTAAAAATGCATTTAGCACTACTGCTAATTACGCTGCTGGTGACATAGTTAGTTTAAATAACGGCTTATGGCAAGCAGACGATGCAATTTTAGGTGCAGTATCAAATATTACGTTTAATAGCTTTGATAGTGTAGCACAGATAAATTATGATATTAATAATTATACCCAAGATGCAGTAGATATTCCAGTAATATTAACTGGCGACTATCCTTTTAAAAATATAACTACTGATCATTTCTTATTACGTGCTCCTAAAGCAATGTATGACGGTTCAGGACAGGGTGATCAAATATATTTAAGATGGAACAGCCTTGCTAATGCTAATCAAACACAGATTAACTTAACTACACGGGCGCCGTTTGATGGTAGTATTCCGTACTTGTCAAAAGAATACTTAGAATCAGAACATACCATTAGTTATAAAATTGATGCAATATTATATATTGACGCATCTAACAATATACCAGCTGTTGGTGATATAGTTACTACACAAGGAGCAACAGCAACAGTTGTTTATGTACATAATGAATCAGCTCAGTTAACAATTTATGTTAATAATATAAACGGTGAATTTCCATTAGAAAACAGTTTGTTTATAAATGGAAACGATTTTATAGGCGAATATCAGCGCATAGGACCAAACGAATCCATAACTACAACTGGTTCATGGGGCGGCTATTGGTTCATTCAATCAAGTAATCCTTATGCTGTAGGAAGCACTAATGCAGATGCTGGTAGATCTTTAGTGTTTAAAGACTTTGTATCAATATCCGATGTAGCTACAGATAGTACGTTAGACGGATATTACTATAACAGTTTAGATTATGCAACTAGTATACAAAATAGCGAAAGCGTAATTAATAGTTTTATTCAAACGTTAAGTTTTACCGGCACTCCGGGACCATTAGGAAGTTCAACTCCTGTAGTAAGTAGAAAATTTGTTGTACGGGCTCCTAAACTATTATCAGATGCTTCTTCAGCAGGTGAAAAGTTTACACTCTATTTAAATAATTTACCAGATACTGTAACAACAGTAAAATTTGATTCATTGTTATCAATCGGCGCTGGAGAAATTATTACACAGGCTGTTACAGGTGCAACGGCAGTAGTGTTAGAAAATACAACTAGCAGTTATACAGCAAAAGTTAATAGCATTACTGGATCGTTTGATTTAATTAACTTATTATCATTTAGTTCCAGCGGTAATCTTGGTATTAAACTAACAGAATTGCCAGTGCAATCATTTATATCAGATCCTAGTGCTATAGGATTAAATTTTAGTGCTACTAATAAAGAGCACACTATTGACGATATATGGGACGGATATATTTCATTTGTTAATACAAAGTTTTTAAATGGCGAACCTTTTGAGCCTATTGTAGGCCAAACAGTTAGAGATAAATCAACTCAGGCTACTGCTGAAGTAGCGTATTATCAAAGAAGTTTAAATAATGTAACAATATTTGTTAAAAATGTTTCAGGTAACTGGAGTTTAGGTAATCAATTCGGTAACAACGCTGAAATAGAAATGATGCCATATGCTCCAGGACCAAACCCAGACGTCTATGGCCGTAGCGGAATTTACACTATTCCAAGAGTAATGGGTCAAATACAGCGTGTTAACTTAGGCACTGATTCAGCAGGTATTGGTAAGTTGTTTGTTGTAGATACAAACGCAAATATTACTGCACCAGCCGGCGATTTTAGAACTGCTTCACAGCTTGGTGCAAAAATTGTTAACAATTCATTAACTGGAGACTTTGCATACTTAGAACCAGATACTAATTTTGAATACTGGATGTATAAGCAAACTGTAATTAATGGCATTCCGCGTTCTGCAAATACTCCGACGAGTGATAACCTAGATTGGACTGAAGTCTATAAAGTTCCTACAGCGTCAACCGGCAGTATTGGTGATACTCCATTTACAAACGAGGGAATTTACTACATATACCAAAAAAATAATGGCGGCATTTATATCAGCCTAGGTAGTTTTGTTGGACCAGAAAGACAGTCTAATAATTACTTAGGTTCTATAGTAGAAGTTACTAAAAGTGCAACCGGAATTTACAGAGGATTTGTTAGTGCGCCAGCAGACACAACAGTATCTAATCCTGGAAAGATTTATTTCTTAAAGAATGGAACAGAAAACGGCATTTTGTATAATTGGGAATATGCTAAAAATAAAAATTACAAAGGCGAATTTAATGCTTCGTCTAGTTATTTTACAGGAAATATTGTTTCATTAGATGATAAATTGTACAATGCTGTTACAAATATTACAGCAGGTACGTTTAATGCATTACAGTGGAATAGCACAGATGATTTAATTGACTATGTAGGGTATGTTCCAAATGACACCGGCGTTAGTATTATAAACGACAGTAGTTATGATCTTAGTACAGTATTAGATCAAGGGCTATTGTACGATTTCGCAAATAGCTTTGATGTTACGCCTGATGGTGAAGTGTTAATTGTAAATGCTAAGTATGGCAACGGAAAACCTAACTTAGTTGTTGTTTATAGAATCTTAAACGGACAATATCAGCGCTCACAGCAACTTACTTCGCCTAGCAATACAGAAGCATTCGGCGAAAGTATTGCTATTAGTACTGATGGTAAATTAATTGCAGTATCGGCTCCGTTAGACGATACTAATAAAAATAATCAAGGCAAGGTTTATATTTACAAAAAGGTAAATGAGATATTTGTATTCTCTCAAACACTAATGAGTCCTAACAATAAGACTTCTCAGTTTTTTGGAGACAAGATTGATTTTGACGGCAACAGATTAGTTGTAAATTCTAAAAACGGCAACAACTGGGTTGATACAACTTTTGATGTTTATTCATCACCTACTGGCGTTGGATATACATTAGATAAAACTAGTACAAAAAATCTTTCTAGTACAGTGTTTGATAACGATTTTACAACATACAAAAAACAATATGAACAACAAGGTTCTATATATGTGTATGAAGTTATAAATGACACACTAATGTATGCACAGCAACTACAATATCAAAATACAACTAGTGCTGTTACTGAATTCGGTAAAGACTTTAAACTTAAAAACAACCATGTTTATGTTGGATTGCCTAAAGTAAGTGTAAATGCTGTGTACACCGGTAGTGTTATTGACTTTAGAATACCTGACAATAAAATGATTTGGGAAACTTTAAGACAGCCAAAAGACGCTGTAGATATTTCAAAAATTAAACGTGCAATTTTATATAATGTAAAAACAAATAAGTTACTTACATATTTAGATTATATTGACCCAGTACAAGGAAAAGTTGCAGGACCAGCTGAACAAAATCTTACATATAAAACATATTACGATCCTGCATATTATACTGTAGGGGATAATAACGTAACTGTTATGCCCTCAGCAAGTTGGGGAGCAGAACAAGTTGGCGAACTGTGGTGGAATCTTACAAATGCAAAATACTTAAATGCGTATCAGTCAGATGTTATATTCTCAGCAAATAACTGGAGTCAGTTATTTGATAGTAACACAGTTGATGTCTACGAATGGGTAGAGTCTGATGTATTGCCTAGTGTGTGGAATAGCCAAACTAACCAAACTGCCGCAGTTGTAGATGGTATAGATGGTACCAGTTTATATGCTGATACAGTTTATTCATCTAGACAAACATATGATAAAATAAGTGGCACGTTAGGTATTAAGTATTACTTTTGGGTTAAAAACAAGCGAACAATGCCCGATGTAGATTTTAGAACAATAAGCTCGTTTGATGTTGCAAAATTAATTGAAGACCCTAAGGGACAAGGATATAAATTTGCGGCACTTATTTCAGAAAATAGTTTCACATTATATAACTGTGAAAGTTTGTTAGAAAATAAAGATGTTGCATTTAGTTTACAGTATTGGACTATTGATAACCAAGATATAAACATTCATAATCAGTATCAAATTGTAACTGACGGACTTTCAACAAGTAAACCTAATAGAGATATTGAACGTAAGTGGTTTGATAGTCTAGTAGGTTATGATGAGCAAAGTAAACAGGTACCTTCACCAAATTTATCACCTAAACAAAAATACGGAATTTTAAATAGCCCAAGACAGAGTTGGTTTGTAAATAGCGCCGAAGCTCTTAAACAAGTGATGGAAAGAGTAAATGCCGTATTACTAGAAAATTTAATAATTGATAATAAAGATCTTACAAAGATCAAAGCATCAGCCCTGCAACCTAGTGTAGTAAGTAGGGAGTTTGACACAACTGTTGATACTGTTGCAGATTTAGAGTTTATTGGTGTTGCAAAGGCACAGCAAGCAACTATGCAGTTAACAGTTAACGACGGTGTAATTACAAATGTTGTTGTATTAAATGCAGGCCGCGGTTACCTTGTTGCTCCTACGTATAAAATTGTAGGAACAGGAACAGGTGCTGAATTAGAGTTTACAATAAACAATTTAGGTGTTATAACAAATGTAAGTGTAGTCAACGGCGGAACAAACTATAGTTCAACTGCCGTAATTACAATTAGAAGATACACAGCACTAGTAAAAACTGACGAAACTATATTAGGTAAGTGGGCTTTATATGAAAGAGATAGTACAGCAAGAATTTGGCAACGAACAGCAAGCCAATCATACGATGTAACATTATTTTGGGATTATATTGATTGGTATGCAACCGGTTACACTCAATTTACAGAGACAAATTTTGTAATTGAGGGAGCATATCAACTACCAAGTATTAATGATACAATTGGGGACGTTGTTAAGATAAACAATGTTGGCTCAGGCGGTTGGCTATTACTTAGAAAAATAACTAACCAGGCTAATGTAGATTATACAATTAACTATGAAACTATTGGTAGACAGAATGGTACTATTAAATTTAAGAATACACTCTACGACACAACTGCAAGTGCAACTGGATTTGATATTATTAGTTTTGATTCTCAATTCTTTGACAGTGTACCTAGCACAGAAATTAGAGCTGTTTTAAATTGTATTAAACATGATCTGTTTACTGAAGAATTGGCACTTGAATATAATAAACTGTTTTTTGCAAGTTTACGTTATGTATTCTCAGAACAACAAAATGTTGACTGGGCGTTTAAGACAAGTTTTGTAAAAGCAAAACACAATGTAGGACAGCTTCGTGAAGACATTACGTTTAACAATGATAGTCTACCTAGTTATGAAAAATATCTAGAAGAAGTAAAGCCATTTAAAACAAAGTTACGTGAATACCTAAGTGCTTACGAAAAACTTGACAACAGTCAAAGTAGAGTTACAGACTTTGATTTACAGCCGATATATAATGACACTACAAAACTAATAGAACCGCAAAATGTAAAAGTAGTTGGCGATACATTAATTGGTATAAATGATTCTTTAGAAACATATCCGTTTAAAAATTGGACAGATAATGTTGGATTTAAAGTAACAGAAATACAAATAGCTAATGGCGGATCAGGGTATACACAGGCACCTACTATTAAATTAACAGGCGGTGGCGGCACTGGTGCTACAGCTATTGCTAAATTAGGAGTAAACGGAACTGTAACAAGTGTAGAAGTTACAAATAAAGGAAGTAGTTATATTACTGCTCCTACATTAATGTTAACTGGCAGTGTATCTGAAACAGGTAAAAATGCAAAACTTAGTGTTATCCTAGGAGACGGATTAACAAGAGGAATGCTAAACGTAGTAAAATTTGATAGAGTAAGCGGTGATTATTCTATTACTAGTATTAATGAAACAGAAACATTTACAGGCACTGGCTCCAAGTACATTTACGAACTAAAATGGCCAATGGATCTTAAAACTACAAACGTTACTGTAACTGTAAATAACATTGAACTTTTAAGAAGTGAATATAGCTTTATTAATATAAAAGATAGTACCACAACAAGTTATACTAGGTATCATGGAAAAATTACACTTGCAGAACCAACACCTGTTAACACTTCTATTGTTATTACTTACAAAAAAGCAATTAGCTTATTAACAGCACAGGATAGAATAAACATTGCGTACAATCCTGTAACAGGTCAATTTGCAAAAGACCTTGGACAGTTAATGGACGGGGTTGACTATGGCGGAGTAGAAGTTAAAAGTTTCGACTTTGGCGGCCCTACAGGCTGGGATACAGCCCCTTGGTTCACTAGCGAGTATGATACTTACGACCAAACTTTTGAAGATGAAACGTTTACTTTAGATGGTAGTACAATTAGTGTTACATTAGCTACGCCTTTAGAAAGCGGAGTTGTATATAACTTATACAAAAATGGTGTAAGATTAGATGACCCAGACTGGGTAAATGACAGTTCGCAGTTTACAAATCCAAATGCCGTAATGAGAAGTATAACAGGTGATGGAGTACAAACATTAATTGAGTTAGATGAATTAGGTATATCTAATGGAGCAAATGATGTTATAGTTATACGTAAGAGTACTAGCGATGGAAGTTTCCTTCCTGTTCCAGGAACGTATGACACACTTATTGAAGGCGGCGCCTTAGAATACAATACTGCTAAAGGCATACTTGCAGAAGAAATTAATATTGACGGTGACGGGTTTGCAACAACTGCTAACAGCGGCGGCCCAGACGAGAATCTGCCAGGCAGAGTATTTGACACAGTTGATATAAAGGTTTATGAAAGGCCTACGGGCGGATCTAGTAAAATACATTCAAGAAATTACGTAGGCGACGGTACAACTACAGATTATGATATTGGAACAACCCCTATATTAGACGAGCTAGTATTTGTAAAAGTTAATAATGTTATACAAACAGCATACACTATTGATTATGAAACTAACAAAGTTAAATTTACTACTGCACCAACATTAGCATCTAAAATTAATCTTGTAACTCTAGACTATAGTGGTACAAACATATTAGACTTAGATGAATTTATATCGGATGGTAGTACAGCTGATTTCTTAACAAACATTACACATACTCCTAATTTAAGTAGTTTAGTTACTATTGACGGTAAAAAAGTTGAGCATGTTCTTACAAAAAGTAACAACACATATGCTGCAGAAAATAGAATTGTTATCCGATTTGCAGAACCTCCTAAGATTGATGCTGTAGTAAAATATGCAATTTTTGAAGGACCTATACAAAACTTTAGTGCAGTGACTATAGACGAGTTTATTGCTGATGGTAGCACGATATTGTTTGATCTTACACAAACACCGTTTACACAAAAGCCACATGAATGGTTTACTATTGTACAAGTAAACAACACAATATTAAATGCAGGATATTCTCAAAAATATGTTATGACAGAGTCAAGAGAATATCAGTTAAAGCTATGGCAAGTACCTACAGGTTCTGTAAGGTCAGGACAGTTAAGAATTTACTTAAACGGTCAAAAAATTAACTATATTGACGATTGGTCATTTACAAGTGCAGGTCAGTATAATTCTGCATTAGACGCTGACGATCAACTAGGTAGTGCGGTATTGTTAAATGCCAGTGTTGGAGCACCTGGTGACATCTTAAGAATATATATTGTAGGACAAGAAGACAGTACTGCCGCAGGCGGAGATTATAGATATGGTTACTTTGACAACGACAATAACTTTGTAGAAGATGACGGAAAATTATCTATCTATTCTACTTTGTCAAACGGTGACAAGGTTAAAGTTTACCAGTTTAGTAACCACGACACTCAAGGTATTGAACGACAGAGTTTAGATGTTGTTGAGCGTACACTACTATCCCCAGGTGTTGCAGCTAACAGACAGGTATTTGAAATTGACGGAAGCACAGCAAATTTAAATTTATTACCGCCACTGGCAGCTAGAAAGCAATATGCAGTATATTTAAATAATACAAGAATTGACGATCCAAATTACAATACTGCACAGCAAACAAACGACAACGCAGTACTATTAACAATTACTGGAGCAGAGCAAACTATTTTTGATGCGCAAGCAACAGGACTTGTTCTTATTACAGGTGATATTTTAGAAATTGTAGAACTTGGTGCTAGTGTTACTCCTGACAGCGGTACAGCTGACTGGTATGAACTAAGACAACTAAGAGCTGGGTATATAAATTTACAAAGTCCAGCAGTTGACGATCAGTACGTTTGGGTTGTTAAAAACGGAACCTTATTAGATCCATCAGTTGACTATGTTGTTACTCCTAATAAAATGCGTATTAAGTTAAAAGAAAACTTAGATGAGAACGACACTGTTGAAACTTTCCATTTTGCAAAAGAAACTTTGAAAAATAAGTTTGGATGGCGACAATTTAAAGATATATTAAACAGAGATATCTATAAGAGATTAGATGGTAGACAAAATTACAGATTATCTGAACCATTAGCATTTAATGATAAGGTAATTACAGTAGATAATAGTACTAATTTACCTGACCCAGTTCCAGGATCAAAGTATCCGGGTGTAATATTTGTTGACAATGAACGTATAGAATACTTTAGAAAGACTGGTAATACTCTTGGACAGCTAAGAAGAGGAACATTGGGTACTGGAATTAAATCAATTTATTCTGTAGGCACAGAGCTGTATGATCAAAGTCAAACAGCAACTATGCCATATAAGGACGAAGTATTAACAAGTACATTTACAGCTGATGGTACATCAGCAGCTTATGATCTTGACTTTACTCCTGCTAGTGTAAACGAGTTTGAAGTATTTGTTGCAGGTCGTAGACTAAGAAAAACAGCATTAGAGTCGTATCAGTTAGATACAACGTTGCGTACAACATATGCAACATCGACAGAACAAATTAGTCAAGATTCTCCATTAGGAGATGTAACTTTACCAGCAGAGTTTAGCATACAGAACAGCAACGAATTAGTGTTGCTAGAAACACCAGGAGTAAATCAAAAGGTAATAGTAATAAGAAAACAAGGTAGAATATGGAATGTTCCAGGCACAGCGTTAAGTAATGCAGAATCCGACATTAGTAGATTCTTAAGATCAGCAACGGTTGACTTACCCTGATAAATAACACAGTAGGATATAAAAATGAACGATAACTTTAAAGAAAAAAACGGTATACTGATCAAAGGTCATATCAAAATACATAACCCGGAAACGGGGGAAATTTTCATTGATAAAAATAATGCTATTCATTATGAAAATATGAGTATTGCATTAGCAGACAGCGTTGGCAATAGAGGCAACGGCTGGATATATGAAATGAGCTTTGGCAACGGCGGTACTAGCGTTGATCCTACAGGCATTATTACATACTTGACGCCAAACTCTACAGGAACAAATGCAAGTTTGTATAATCAGACGTATACAAAAATTGTAGATGATAACAGTGTAAACAACACTGATCCGGTTAGAAATAAGATCGAAACAAGACACGTTAGTGGTACAAACTATACAGATGTATTAATAACATGTTTACTAGATTACGGCGAACCTAGTGGCCAGGATGCGTTTGATACGGCAACAGATCAAAACAGTTTATATGTATTTGACGAGCTGGGATTAAAAGGGTATTCAGCGTCAGGTACTGGAAATTTACTAACACATGTTGTTTTCCACCCTGTCCAAAAGTCTTTGAACAGGTTAATTCAAATTGATTATACTGTAAGGATACAAAGTCTTGCAGGGACGGTTGGGGAATAATAAATGGCATATACAATAGCATATACTGATCAAGCTAACAAAGGTACAATTACTGTAGAAGATAATACTATCAATACAGAGACTGGGCTAGGCTTACCAGGCAGAAACGCAACAGCATATGGTACAACGATCGCTTCAAACTTTTTACATATATTAGAAAACTTTGCTAGTGCTACACAACCGTCAACACCAGTTGAAGGACAGTTATGGTACGATACAGCTCCAGGAACAGAACAATTAAAAGTTTATGACGGAACAAATTGGGTAGCTAGTGGAGGCCTTAAGAAAGCAAGTACTGCTCCTCAAGCAGGACAAAGTTTAATTGGAGACCTTTGGGTTGACACTGATAACCAGCAGTTGTATCTGTTTAGTGGATCGGGTTGGGTATTAGTAGGACCTAACTTTAGTGATGGGCTTGTAACGGGAGCATTACCAATTACAGTTATTGGTACTGACGACTTAACTTACAACGTATTACAAATTGAAGTTGATGCTAAGCCAGTAGCACTTATTACAACTAAATCGTTTACGCCTAAAGTTGTAATTCCAGGATTTAGTACACTAAGCCCCGGTATCAATCTTTCTGCAAATAATATCGAAGGCGCCGGAGTACCTAAGTTTTACGGTACTGCTGAAAAAGCAGAAGGATTAATTGTAAGTGGTAATACTATTGCTGCAGGAAACTTCCTTAGAGGCGATGTTACAAGTACAACGGCTTTTCCTATTAATGTTCAAAACAATACAGGAATAAATTACGGTATTAATGCAGAAATGAATATCGGTGTTGAAGGCAACGCTGGTGTATTCCAACATAATATTGCTGGGTCCTCAATGGACTTTAAAGTTAAGAACGATGGCATCTTAAAAAATGTTCTTCGATTAGATAGTAATTTAAAAGTTGGCGTTAATAATGTTGCACCTGACCAAGAATTAGACGTTACTGGTAACATACAAGCTAGTGGGTTAATTAATACTACTTCAACTGTAAACAGTACAACGTTTAGTAACGGTAGTATTAGAACAGCAGGCGGATTAGGAGTTTCTCAAGATGTTAATATTGGCGGAGCACTAACTGTCACAGGCGTAACAACAACTAGAAATGTTCTACCTAATGAAAATAATACTAAAAGTATTGGTAGTACAAGTGCAAAATATGCAAATATATATGCAACTACTTTTGTGGGCAACTTAACAGGTAATGTAAGCGGCACAGTTTCTGGTAGAGCTGGAAGTGCAGACAGAATAACAAGTGCAACAACATTTAGATTTTCAGGAGATATCACAGCCGCAGATGTAGTATTTGACGGACAAACTGGTGGTACACTAAAAGTTTTTAATACTTCTATTAGTAATGACATCGTTGCAGGAAAAACAAACGTATTAACATCACAAGCTGATGATGAATTTTTAATTAACAGAACTTCTGGTGATACTGGATTAAAGAAAATTAATAGAATTAATTTGTTTTCAGCTATCCAAGGACTTACTCCTGTAGGTACTGTTGTATCATTTGCAGGTGGATCAGCGCCAATAGGATGGTTAATTTGTGATGGTACAGAGTATTTAATAAGTCAATACGGGTCATTGTATGGTGTTGTTGGTACAACATATAAGGCGTCACCAACGTCGGGGTTTTTTGCATTACCTGACTTGCGTGGAAGATTCTTACTTGGACCAGACAACATGGGAGGCACAAGTGCTAATGTTGTAACATCAGGATCTGCAGATGTTGTTGGTGCTAAAGACGGTGCTGAAACTATTACAATTGCAACTGAAAACTTGCCAGAACATGAACATGATCTTAGAGGCGAAAGCGGTGACCAGTACTATGCTACAAGAGATGTTTCTGGAACACCAAACGATAACGATGCAATTATTTATGATTCACCAACTGGCACAGGAGCTGGCCAAGCCTATCCTGCAAGTGGTGGTGTTTTAACAGATAATAGCTTAGGACAAGCAATAAGTGTTATGAATCCATATATGACAATGAATTTCATAATTTATACTGGAGGGTAAAGTTAGTGAGTTATAGACTAAACAGAACAGATGGTGCATTACTGGTAGACTTAACTGACGGTATACTCGATACAGCTACCACTGATTTAACATTAATAGGAAAGAATTACAAAGGCTTTGGAGAGTTTTTAAACGAAAACTTTATTGCATTATTAGAAAATTTTGCATCTACGTCACAACCAACTAATCCTATGGTAGGACAACTTTGGTATGATAAACAAGATAATAGATTAAAAATTTATGACGGTGCTACTTTTAGATCTGCAACAGGCAGTGTTGTTAGTAGCACACGACCGTCAAACCTTACTACTGGCGACCTTTGGATAGACAATGAAAATAATAAATTGTATATTTGGGACGGTACTGATCTTACATTAGTAGGACCGGAATATAGTGCAGGCCAAGGAAAAAGCGGATTTGAAGTATCAAGTCAATTAGACTCTACTGATGTTCAGCGTACTATTCTTAAACTTTTCTTAGGCGGCACATTGGTTGGAATCTACTCTCCAGAAACGTTTTACATATTGCCAGAATATGCAATAGCTGGTTATCCTCTAATTGTAGGCGATGCGCTGAACAGACAACTTCTTGAAAAAGGATTTAATGTTGTTAGTGCAGACTTTTTATACAGAGGCACAGCTACAAGTGCAAAAGGCCTTATTGATGATGCAGGTGTTATAAGAAGTGCAAATAATTTTATTCCTACTGATGCTAACGGTGCCACAACAGGTAGTTTAAAAATTAAAAACAGTGCCGGCCTAAGTGTAGGAGTTGGCGAAACTGAATATTCAATTTTAAAGGTTGCTGGCACTACAGTAACATTAGAAACGCAACAAAGTAATTCAGACTTTGCAATTAAAGTTAGGTCAGGCAGTAGCTTTTTACCTGCGATGTATGTAGATACTAGTGAAAGCCGTGTAGGTATATGGAACTCTAATCCTTCATATAGTTTAGATGTAACTGGTACTGGTAGATTTTCAAGTAACCTAACAGTAGGTGGAAATTTACTTGTTGAAGGAACAACAACGCATCTTAATACTTCAACTTTAAGAGTTGAAGATAAAAATATAGAATTAGGAATACTAGACGATAGTACAGAAGCTAACGACTCGCAAATCGACGGTGGTGGTATAATTGTTAGAAGTAGTGAAGGATCTAAAGACTGGACTTGGATAGCTGCAACAGGTAGCTGGACGTCGAATCAAGATATTAACATTATATCAGGACCTGACAATCCTGTTCCGCAACTTAAAGTTGATGGAACTAATATTCTAAGCAGTACTGCACTAGGATCAACAGTAACTTCAGCACTAGGTTTAACACGAGTAGGTACATTAAGTGAACTAACAGTTGATAATATTAAATTAGATGCTGCTACAATTACAAGAATAAGTGGTACAGGATTAAGTATTGTTGCTGGTGGCGACATAACAGTTGATAGTCAAAACATTACAGGTCTTGCAGAACCATCAGCCGCAACAGATGCAGCAACTAAAAATTACGTTGACGTACAGTTATATAGTAAAGATGTTATTATATCGCTTGACGTTACAGGTTTAACAAATCCTGCAGCAATTGGCGCAAGCGACGGTCCAAAAAATAGTATTGCTACACTATTACAAAATTTACAATCTGCAGCAACGTTTCAGACAGGAACTACAGCATATGTAATGGCAACGTCATATACGGGATCAACAGTTTCAGGAATCAATGTTAATATTACTACAAGTCCTGATACATCTGGTGTATTAACAAAATCAAGTATTGCAGTGGATAAAAACAATGTAAGTAGTGCTGAAACAGTAATACAAGATATTAGTCAAAGTAATACTGCAAGTGGTGTCGTTGCACTAACGCCAATTAGGTATCTATACGAATATGTAGTGTCAGGCAGTGCTTGGACATTTGTAAGTAGATCACTACAGACAGTAACATAATGATAAAAGCGATAAATAAAGTTATAACAGGGGTAACAGATGTCATATACAATTAACAAATATAACAATGTTCAGCTAACCGTTGTCGAAGACGGTACTATTGACCAAACTACAGATTTAAAATTGGTTGGTAAAAACTATGCTGGATACGGAGAAATACAAAACGAAAATTTTGTGTTTCTGTTAGAAAACTTTGCAGGAGCAAATCAACCACCAAAAGCGATCAGCGGTCAACTTTGGTTTGATACTAGTAACAGTAAACTTAAATTTTACGATGGTTCTAAATGGAGAACTACTGGAGGAGCAGAAGTTGGAGCAACCACCCCTGCTGGACTTGCTCAAGGCGATTTTTGGTGGGATACTGGAAATGAACAGTTGTATGCATACAACGGAACGTCATTTGTATTAGTTGGCCCACAAGGCGTTGGCGACACTGTAACACAATTCCAAAGTGCAAATATTAGAGATAATGTTGGCACATCAAGACCTGTTATTAAATCTGTTATTAATGATGAAGTAATTCATATTATTAGTGCCCAACAATTTACAATTGGCACAGAAGATGCATCTGCTTATCCTGGATTTGATGTTATACGACAAGGTATAACACTTAAAAATACAATTAATTCAACAAACGGTGTTACATCAACAGGACATAGGTTCTGGGGAACATCATCAAATGCTTTAAAACTTAATGGTATAGATGCAGCTGACTATGTTGTTTCGGTATCAGGACAATCTACTTCGTTTACAACACTTACTGAATTTTCAGACTTAGGTGTTGCAATCGGCGATGCAAATGATTTAGCAATTAAGATTGTAAATGATAACAAGGCATTACTAGCTAACGAGCAAGGTGATGCAATGTACTTTCAAGTTAATAATTCAAGTTCAGCACAAAAGATGCCATTGCGTCTAACAGCAAGTGCTATACTTCCAGGATTCAGTAATGTTACAACTTGGGCAGGCACAGAAACAGTTGACATTGGATCTTCTGCAAATAAGTTTTCAACAATGTATGCAACGACCTTTAGTGGTACAGCAACAAACGCACAAGCATTAGAAGTTGGAGGAGTTTCACGAACTGCTTCTACTAGTGCAACAGCAAATACAGTAGCAGGCAGAGATGCATCAGGTAATTTAACAGCAAATATATTTAACGGTACATCAACAGCCGCACAGTTTGCGGATTTAGCGGAAAA